AACCGAAACCAAAACAGAAATAGAGGAAATTGTGGAAAACACAACAACCGATACACCTGTTGCGACCGAGGTAGTAGAAACCCCAGCGGTTGAAGCTTCTCGCCCAACAGTAACAGCGGCGGTTTATACAAAGCCACGCGTTGCACCAATGACTTCAGGACAATATCTTGAGGCAAGTATCAAAGCTGCAATGGGTGATGAGTCAGCTCGTCAAACAATTCTTGCAACAGATGATACAACTACAAACACAGGTCTTACACTTGCACCACACTTAACTGAATTCATTACTAACACATTAGATGTTAGACCTTCAATTGAAGCAGTCAGCCGTGGCGCACTTCCAACTTCAGGCATGTCATTTACAATTCCTAAGTTAACAACTGCACCAACAATTGATTCAAACTCAACAGAGGGTGAAGCACTTGGCGGAACTGAGATGGCGAGTGGTTACATAACCGTGGATGTAAAAAAAGCTGCGGGATTACAAACCATAAGTTGGGAATTATTGGACAGGTCATCACCAATTTTTTATGACGAGTTAATTCGTGAATTAAATCGTGCATATGCTAAAGCAACAGACGAAGCAATGTTTACACAATTCATAACAACTGGAACTGCTGGAACAGCTGTTGCAACTGCTGACGCTGATGGACTGCAATCATTTATTGCAACTGAAGCTGCTGCTGCTTATGCTGCAACAGGTGGTTTTGCAACTAACTTAGTTTCAAATGCTTCATGGTGGTCTGTACTACTTAATGCGCAAGATTCAACAAAGCGTGCGCTTTACGCAGCTGCTAATCCTGTTAACAACTCAGGTATTTCCTCACCTTCATCTGTTGTTGGTTCTGTACTTGGAACTAACTACTATGTTGACCCATACATTGGTGCTGGAACAGGTGATGATTCAATGTTCCTTGTTAATCCTTCATCAATTACTTTCTACGAAGCCCCTAAGACAACTTTGAGAGTGGAAGCACTTTCAAATGGTCGCTTGCAGGTGGCAGTTTACGGATATTACGCAATTGCAACTAAACTTGCTGGCGGAATCCGTCGTTGGAACAAGTCCTGAGTTAACTAATAACTCAAAAGCGTTAAGGGGCGTTGGAAGCCTTCGCCCCTTAACTTTTAAAGAAAGGAAATCACATGGCAGCTACTTGGGTTACTGAAGCCGAGTTAAGAAGCGCAATTGGAATTGGAAGTTTATATTCCAGCAGCGTTGTTGAGGAAGTCTGTCAATCTGCTCAAAACATTGTTAGTGATTATCTATGGAAAAACCAAGCATTTAATTCTGCACACTCTCACATTGTTGGTTACGGCACTTTATATTTTGATACACCTCATGACTTCTTTGTGGGGCAAGTAGTAACGGTAAGCGGTAACGGCGCGACTTTCAATGGTTCTAAAACAATAACTGCTTCAGACGCATATTCAATAACTTTTGTCACTTCACACTCAACAGTTGAACCAATTCACCCAACAAGTCCATTTGGTACAGTTGCGGCAACAGATTATGTTGCATACGGTAGTGTTCCCGAAATTAGAGAAGCAAGCCTCATGATTGCAATTGACATTTGGCAAGCAAGAAATAGTTCAAACTCAGGTGGAGTTTCTCCTGACTTTCAACCATCACCCTATAAAATGGGTAACACTCTTACAGCAAGAGTCAGAGGTTTGTTAGCAAATCATTTATCACCTAACAGTTTGGTTGGATAATGACAGTTGCCGTTACAACTCTCAGAACAACCCTTGCGACGGCGTTAACTAACGCTGGGGTGTGGCAGGTCTTTTCTTTTCCACCTGCCACTCCCATTGCATATTCGGTAATAGTCCAATGGGACGACCCAATGTTAGAACCAACAAACAATACTTACGGAACTGTTGCACCTAAAGCAAATTTCAAAATTATTATGATTGTGCCTATGTACGACAACCAAGGTAACTTGATTAACATTGAGGACATGGTTGTTGGTGTATTTAATAAACTAGCAGCGACAACGGCGTTGCAAATTAGTATTGGAAGCGTTTCAGCACCTTCAGTTTTGAACGGTACTGAAATGTTACAATGTGAACTGACCCTTAGCGTAATGACAAGTTGGAGTTAAAAATGAGCGATATTTATGATGTTCCTTCCGAGGATAAAGCTTGGCTTGAAAAAGTCGGGCAAATAGCAAAAACAGAAAAGCCAAAACCAACCACCAAGAAAGATGAGGAATAACCATGGCTGTGTTCTTAAATAATAAGGTCGGAGTCAAGGTAAATTCCGTTGACCTTTCTGACCATGTAAGTGCAGTAACAATTAACCGCAATTTTGATGAGCTTGAGGTCACAGCAATGGGTGATTCAGGCAGAAAGAGAGTGGCTGGATTAGAGGATAGTTCTATTACTATCAGCTTCTACAATGACACCGCTACTTCAAATGTATTAGCAACCCTTCAAGCTGCTTTCGGCACAAATGTAACTTGCGTATTTTTGCAAGATAAAGCTGGCGCAGTTTCAGCTACAAACAAGTTATACACAGCAACTTGCTTGGTCAATGGACTAACCGACATAAACGGTGCAGTCGGTGATTTAGCAGTTGTTGATGTAACATGGTCTGTAAGCGGTACAGTTGCCGTTGCAACCACAGGTACTTTCTAAAGGAGAAAAATGATAAAGCTAAAAATCACCAAGGCTTCAGGTGACATTGTTGATTATGATGTAACACCAGCGATTGAATACGCTTTTGAATTGCAGATGAAAACTGGATTTCATAAGAGATTCAGGGACGAGGAAAAACAGAGTGATGTTTATTGGCTTGCTTGGGAAGCCGAACGACGCTCAGGTGTAACAGTTCCACCATTTGGGGAAAAGTATTTGGAAACTCTTTCAAAAGTAGAGGTTCTGGACGCTGATTCCCCAAATGGCTAACGCGGGATTCTTTTCATTGGCTGGTAGCTACGCTGGCTATCAGGACAGGAATTCCGCACTCAGAGTTTATTAACATGGACAGGTCATTGTTAAAAGCAACATTGGCAGTTCTTAACGACGACGCAAAGGCTAGGGAAAATGCCAGTAGAGGTAAAAGGTCTAATAGAGCTTAAAAAAGCCCTTAAAGACTATACCCCTGACCTAGCAAATCAATTAGATGTTGAAATTGAATTAGCCCTTGGTGGAATTATTAAAAAGGCTCGGGGCTATGTTCCAAGTACTGCGCCCTTAAGTAATTGGGGTTATCGCAAGCGCACCGAAAAACACGAAAGCGGATTGCGCAAATTTCCTTTATTTAACTCAGCAAGAATAGCAAAAAAAATTGAATACAGTTCTGTGCCACGCAAACCCAACAGACGAGGATTCAGAGCTGTTTATTTCATTATCAACAAAGACCCGGCGGGTGCTATTTATGAAACTGCTGGTAGAAAAAATCCAAATGGTCAACCTTGGGTTGGTAGAAAAGGTGACCCACATGACCATGAAATTAGCCACTCAAATAACCCTCAAGCGGGTCAAGAGTTTATTCAGGCATTTGGAAAGTTATACCAAGGCAACATTGAGAGTTCAACCAAAAAAGGTCGTTATATGCAAGGACGCGTAATTTATCGCGCTTGGGCTGAGGACGGTGGCAAGGCAAATGTAGCTGTGTTTAAAGCTATTGATAATGCCAATGAAAGATTTTCCAAAAAACAATATTTTAGAAAGGCGTCAAAGTGAGTGTAGTAATTGATATTGCCGCCCAGTTCACAGGACAAAAGGCATTTAGGTCAGCAGAAAACGCCGCGGATAAATTAGGCAGAAATGTTAAACGCGCTTTAATAGGTGTTGGTGTTACGGCATTTGCCAAATCTGCAATCACAGCATTTGCACAACAGGAAAAGCAATTAGAATTATTTAAGAACTCCTTAAGAAACATTGGGTTTGCTTTTGCAACTAATGATTCACTTGCTTTTTTAAACTCTCTTAAATTGCAATATGGAGTTGTTGACACACAATTATTACCAGCCTATCAACAATTGCTTACAACAACTAAGAGTTTAGGTGCAGCGCAAAACCTAACCAACCTTGCTTTAGACCTTGCAGCAAATCAAGGCATAAGCGTAACCGAAGCGGCTAACGCTTTAAGTAAAGCCTATTTAGGAAACACCAAGTCATTAGGGGCATTAAAACTAGGCATAAGCAAAACAACATTGGCTTCAGGTGATTTTGCTAAAATTATTAAAGAGATTTCAATTCTCACTAAAGGTGCTGCTGCTGCTGGGGCTGACACTTTTGCTGGCAAATTAGCAAGAATCAAGATTGCAACAGACCAAGCAAAAGAATCTATTGGCGAAGGATTGGTTAACGCTTTATTAGCGGTTAGTTCCTCAACTGATATTGAGCAATTACAAACAAAGATTATTAACTTTGGAGAATCTGCCAAAGTTGTTTTTGAAAACATTGGCAAATACATAAGTGAAAATATTGGCTTACTGAAAGCAATGGCAGCCGTATTAGTTTCAACATTTGTTGCCACTAAGTTAATTGCTGGAATAGCCGCCGTTGTAACTGCCGTTCAGACTCTTAACAAAGCATATAAAGCTTTAAGAGCGTCTGCCGCTGCTGCTGCAATTGCTTCAATGTTTGCTTTAAACCCATTGGGTGCAGCTGCAATGGCTGCTGGCATGGTGGTTACAATAGGTTTGGTTTTAAAAAGCCTTGACATGCTTGTTGATAAAGCAATTGAAGCACAAAAAACAATTGCTGAAGTTGCAGGATTTACAGATACTTTAAACTTATACGGTTCACCTGCTTCCATTGCAGCTGCAAAAGCAGCCAAATTGGCAAAAGAAACATTGGCAACAAAGCAAAAAGAAGTGAAAGCGTTGCAAGACGCAGCCAAACTTAAAAGAGCGCAAACACTCTTTGACATAGATAATATTCAAATCATTGCTGCATTACAAAGAAACATTACAGACGAGGAAAGATTACGCCTCAATTTGCAATTAGCATTGCTTACAAAAAATGTTAGTGAAGCCGATAGACTTTCTCAAGAATTGCTAATGTCCCAAATGCGCACGACTGGACTTGCAACAGTCATTGCAAATTTACCTAAAGCATTAAACCCATTTGAGGATTACCCACAATATATTCAAGACGCAATTGATGAGTTAGCAAAATTGGCTGAAGCTCAAAGGCAAGTCAGCATGTGGGAAGTGATTCGTAAAAAGAACGCAGAAGTCATTGCCTCAAAAGTTCCTTTGACCCAACAAAACGCGGCAAGCGTTTTATCAAATGCCCCACAAGCTTTAAACGAGTATCAGGCAATTACAGGTGAAATGTCCTCTTTAGGTGTTCGCAATAGCGGCAGTCTAAACATAACAATTAATAATGCTGGCAATGTTGTTTCGGACGCAGACCTTGTTGACCAAATTAGAAATGGTTTGTTGAATTCAAACCTATCAGGTTCACCTAGCGCAATTGGTAGATTACTTGGTGCGTTCCAGTAATGGCACTTCCAGCAACCATTGATGTTTCGTTAAACTTTAGTTCGGGTGCAACCTTTCAAAACCCTTTTACTATTGGCGACCCAATTAACGGTGTTCTTGGTGTTGGTGTTTTATCAGACGCAACAGCACCCGCTTTAATTGCTAATCTGACAGACGCTACAAGACGAATAAGCATTAGGCGTGGACGAAATGTTGCTCGGGATATTTACGAGGCTGGCACTTGTGTTGTAAGAATCTATGACCCTAATTCAGACTTCAATCCCCAAAACACTAGCTCACCTTACTATGGTCAGTTAGAACCGCTAAGAAAACTTAGAGTTTCTGCAACTGTTGGCGGTACAACTTACTATCTGTTTAGTGGATACACAACAGCTTATGCCTACACATACGACCAAGCTGAGAACATGGCTTATGTAGACATTAGTGCAAGTGACGCTTTTAGATTGTTTAACTTGGCTTCAGTAATAAATGTAACTGGACAAGCTGCTGGACAGGATACTGGTACGCGAATCAATAAGATTTTGGACACCGTATCTTTTCCAAATGGTATGCGTAGCATTGAAACGGGCGACAGTCTTACAGTTGCAGACCCAGCAACTTTGAGAACCTCTTTAAGCGCATTGCAAAACTGTGAGTTCTCAGAGCAAGGGGCTTTCTACATTACCCCCGAAGGCAACGCAATATTTAAGAATAGAAATACAGTAATTTCAAGTGCGGGTGATACTCCAACTGAGTTCAATCAAACAACAGGTATTCCATACAAAAATTTAAAGTTTGCCTTTGACGACAAATTGATTATTAACACAGCTACTATGACGCGTGTTGGTGGAACTAGCCAAACAGCTTTTGATTCAGACAGCATTGCCACCTATTTCCCGCACTCTATTAGCGTTGCTGATTTAGTCATTGACACAGACGCAAACGCCTTAAATATTGCCAAGATTTATACTGCGACCCGAAGCAGTACAACAATCCGAATTGACGAAATGACGCTGGATTTATCTGACCCAGATGTTCCAACGGCGACAATTCTAGGCTTTGATTACTATGACAATGTTTTAATTAGTAATATTCAACCCGACGGTTCAACAATAACCAAGAATTTACAGGTTCAGGGTGTTGCCCATGACATAACCCCAAACTCATGGCAGACAGTCCTGACTACCTTAGAACCGACCTGTGATGGATTTTTGATTGGCGATTTTACATATGGCGTCCTTGGGGACGATATACTTAGCTACTAAAGGAGATATACAATGGCAACAGGTTTTCCAGCTTCAACAGGTGATGTTTTATCAGCTGCAATGTTTAACGGTTTAACAGCTTTCACAGTAGGTACAGCAAACACCTCAGACTATACAGCGGTACTTGCAGACCAATATCAGGTATTAGAAATAATGAATAAGGCAACAGCGATTGCCTTTAAGATTCCAACCAACGCTTCAGTTGCATTTCCAGTAGGAACAGCAATTACAGTTCTTAACATTGGCGTAGGTGCTTGCACAATTAGTGCAGTTACTTCAGGAACAACAACAGTTTTATCAGGCGGGGCAGTACCCGCAGCACCAACTCTTGCTCAATATAAATCAGCGGTTTGCATTAAAACTGCAACCGATACTTGGTATGTGGTAGGCGGAATTGCTTAATATAATTGCTGGCACACTATCAACTGGCGCACCGCCAGTAGCCCCTTCATCTTACGAATCTATTGCAACAACTACTTTAGGTAGTAATCAAACAACTATTACTTTTAGTTCAATACCTGCAACCTTTACGCACCTGCAATTAAGAGTTATTGCTCGCACAAATAGAACTGCTCAATCATTTGCAAACTTGTTAATAAGATTTAACAACGATACTGGTTCTAATTATGCTTATCACGATTTATTTGCTGATGGCGCAACTGTTACCGCTTCAGGTACGGCAACTCAAACCAGTATTATTGCCAACCGACTTACTGGAGCAGGGGCTACGGCTAGTATTTTTGGAGCAATTGTAGTAGATGTCTTAGATTATACTTCTACAAATAAAAACAAAACAGTTCGTGCTTTAGGTGGAGTAGATTTAAACGGCTCAGGTGCATTATCGTTTAGTAGTGGTTTGTATTTTGCTACCCCTGCTGCAATCAACAGAATAGATTTAACAACTATTGCAGGAACATTTGATTTTGTTCAATATTCATCATTTGCCCTATACGGAATTAAGGGAGTATAACAATGGCCGCAGGTTCAACATATACACCGATAGCAACTACTACTTTGGGTAGTAATCAAAACGATATTACTTTTTCAAGTATTAGCGGAAGTTATACTGATTTAGTTTTAGTAATTACAGGTAATTCTACTAATACTGGTTCAGGTTCAAATGGATTGCGTGTTAGATTAAATTCAGACACAAATACTAATTATTCTAATACGGCTTTGGAAGGTAATGGTACAAGCGCCGCAAGTGGTCAAAGCACAAGCCAAACTTGGATGAACACTGGTGAAATAAATCAAACAAGCGCTGCACCTTCTGTAACAATTATTCAATTTATGAATTATTCAAATTCAACAACCTACAAAACAGTATTAAATAGAAGCAATACTCCAGGAAATTTTGTAACTACTGGTGTAGGTTTGTGGCGCTCTACAAGCGCAATTAACACAATTTTAATCAGCAGGGATTTTGGTACTAATCAAATAAAGGCTGGCACAACTGCAACCCTCTACGGAATAGCGGCGGCATAATGGCAAATACATATACTTTAATTGCAAGTTCAACTGTTGGTAGTGGTGGTGCGGCTACAATTGATTTTACTTCTATACCATCTACTTACACAGACTTACTATTAAAAGTATCTTTGCGAGGTGACCAAGCATCAAACACCAATGCCTACTTAATTTCTTTTAATGGTTCAAGTACTACATTTACCAATCGTAGAGTGTATGGAAATGGTGCGGCAGCAGCATCAGATAGCGGTTCAACAAATGATTTTCTTGTAGCAAATGGTTCAAGTACCACAGCAAGCACTTTTCAGAATGGTGATATTTACATTCCAAACTATGCAGGAAGCACAAACAAATCTTTTAGCATAGACGAGGTAGTGGAAAACAATGCCACAACTGGTTACAACATTTTAAGCGCAGGGCTTTGGAGTACTACTTCCGCTATTAACCGAGTTACATTAACTGGTAATGGTTCAACAAAGTTCGTTCAATACTCAACCGCTTACCTATACGGAATATCAAACTCATAAAGGAGAAACAATGCCAACTAAACTAATAATCAACTGCGAAACAGGAGAGCAAACTGAGGTGGAATTAACTGCCGAGGAAATTGCTCAAAGAGAAGCAGACGCTAAAGCGTATGAGGCTGACAAAAAGGCTAAAGAGGTTGAGGCGGCTGCTAAAGCAGACGCTAAAGCAGAACTCTTAATTAAGTTAGGTATCACCGCTGAGGAAGCCGCCTTACTACTTTCCTAATGAAACCATGGTTGTCAAAAGCAGCGGCACAGCTGCGGGAACAAATAGATGACTCATACCCGAGCCGCCTTCGTCGGAGTGATGGGTGGGTTGCTGATTTGCGTCATCAACAAGCAGGTAAAAGCGACCACATACCCGCCGCTAAAACTGGGGTCGTCCGAGCAATTGACATTGACGCTAGCCTTTCTGACAACAAAGGGGATTCAATCTATTTGGCAAATCAGCTTAGACTCTACGCTAAGGATTACGGACGCATATCTTATGTAATCCACATGGGCATGATTGCTTCTCCAATATTGAATTACAAGTGGAGAAGGTACAGAGGCTTTTCACCTCATACCCACCACATACATTGCAGCTTTAGAAAAAACCAAGACGACAATTCAGATTTCTTTGACATACCACTACTAGGGGGTAAAAATGAATAGCAAGACACTAGCCATCATCAACTCATACGCAAGAAGCGCATTTGTTTGTTTGGCAACAGTATATGTAACTAATCCTGAAGGTTCATTTAATGACATTTGGAAAGCATTTCTAATTGCATTTGTCGCACCTCTATTAAGAGCTTTGAATCCTGACGACACAGCGTTTGGCATAGGCAGTAAAGAGTAATGTCAGCCCTTGAGTGGGCTGGCTTTGCAGCTGGAGTTACCACAACATTGATTGGCGTACTAGCTGGTATGCGTTGGCTAGTTAAAGGTTGGCTTAATGAATTGCGTCCGAATTCTGGAACAAGCTTAAAAGACCAAGTGACACGCCTTGAACAAAGACTAGATGAACTCTTTATTGTCATAACTAGGAAGTAAAATAAAGCCATGGCAAACACACGCAAACGCAAAAAGATTAACAGGCGCGTAGTTCGTAGGTCACCTGAACCGTTGTCTAAGCTTGATGTTTTTATGATTACAAAACATGAGATTTACAAGGCAGCAAAAAAGGCTGGATTTAGCAATGAAGTAGCTTGGTTTTTTATGCAGGAAAACAATGCACTTCCTGATTGGGTGAGCAATGACAAACCCGACGCTTTGATTCCTCGCATTGACCCAACAGAGGACGAGGACGAATAACTTGAAAAGAGTCGCTTTCATAAGCGATTTACAATCACCGTTCTTTGATGAAAAGAGCGTGAAGGTAGTAGGAAAGTTTTTAGCTAAATGGAAGCCTCACCAAACAATTCAAATTGGTGACGAAATTGACCTTCCTCAGCTTGGTGGATTCAATGCAGGAACTATTGATGAGATGGTTGGAAATTTAGATGATGATAGAAACCTTACCCAAGATGTACTTCAGTACCTTGGCGTAACAGATGTTGTAGGTAGCAATCATGGAATCAGACTTTACAGGTCAATCAAAAAAAGACTCCCAAGTTTTCTCAACTTACCCGAAATGCAGTATGAGCGTTTTATGGGATATGACAAACTCGGTATCAACTTTCACCCACATGGACTTGACTGGGCAAGTGGTTGGACGGCAGTTCATGGGGACGCTTTCCCTCTTAGCCAAGTTGGTGGACAAACAGCCTTAAACGGGGCAAGAAGGCTAGGAAAGAGCGTGGTCT